ACTTTCATCCCATAACATATATTGTCCAGTTGTAGCACCAAAGAACTTCACATCGTGACCAGTATCATCTACACCGACTTGAACAGTTCCAGCAACATGTAATACTGACGCTGGGGCCGCAACTCCAATTCCGACATTTCCACCTGAAGTAATCAATGCGTAATTAGTATCAGCTGAACCTACAGCCACATCAAGTCCAACTGCAGTGTGTGTTCCAGTAGTAGCACCGACAACATCAATATCTAATCCAGTTGTAGTAGTTGTTCCGAGTCCGGCAGCATTTACATCTAAATTAATTCCAATATCTGTGAAAGTCGCTGTTCCAGAGCCCGGCACTGTTCTGTCAAAATCAACGTGTAATCCTGTAACGGTAGCGGCAGCAACATCAGTATAATTCTTGTCAAGAGTTATTCCAGTTATACCACCATCAGATTGTACTTTTAATGCAGTAGCAGCAAGTGCCGCGGCATTGTTTTGAAGGATATCAACAGTATTTCTAGTACCACCCACACCAGTAATTGCAGAATTATCATCAATATAAAGAGCCGAACCGGTAGTCAGTGCATCAGCAGTAATATCAATAACCTTTGCAGTTGTGACAGCATCTGCTGCAATATCAAGAACATCTGCGGTAGTTTGACTAGCAACAACACTTATTCCAATCTGGTCTACATCTGTTGAAGTAACTGTAACGGCGGATTTTCCTGAATCTGTTTTTTGTGTTACAGCTAAATGTCCAGTATAAGTATTCGCCCATTGATTCAACGTATTACCAACATTAAAAGTGAGGTTGGCATTTGGAATCATATTAGAATTAATATCTGCAGAAAAAGTTACTTGATCAGTAGAAGCATCACCAAACGTAAGATTTCCACTAATAGTAGTATCTCCTACGGTTGTTACATCTCCCCAAACTTTTAAATTCCCCCCAATGTGCGCAGATTTGGTCACACCTATTCCACCCGCCGTGATAATAGAACCAGTAGTATTACTGGTGGAATTCGTGGTATCGGTAGTTTTAATTATGTTGGCCATACCATCAGCTTGTGTACCAACAATTAGTTCGTTAGTTTTAACTCTCCATTGGTCAAAGGTATCTGTTAAGGCGACATTAGCAGTCATGATTCATAGCTCCTATTTACTAATTATTTCTTTAAGAAGGATTTTTATTTCAAGCATTTCTTCCCTTATCGTTGTAAGTTCATCAACTTGACCCTTTAATCTATTTATATCACTTTGTTGTTCATAAAAATATGCTCGTTCTCTTCTATGTCGTTGTAAAGCAGTGTAATCCGTGTTTAATAATGCTTTAGAATGTATATCTCTAACGAAACTAGGATCTTCTGTTTGTACTTGTAATATACCCATATATTTTAGTCCAAAGCAATTGCTCGCATGTCTCTTACTCTCGGCATATCATATGTAGTATTAGCCACAAGAGCAATTTTAACTGCGAAAGTTTTAAAGGTTTCGTATCTTATACTATTTGATGTATAAGATGTATCTTCGGAAGAAGTTTTATAGATAAATTCTTGAATATCCTCTTTACCTTTAGAAATTCTACCTGCAGAAGTTTCTTGACTCATTAATGTGTAGTTCTTCAAATCAAAGTCATCAGGGTCATCTGCATTCTTAACTTTGTAATATACATGAACATCAGTACCCAATGGTTTATATGCATTCAGAACAATTTTTAAATCAGAAGCATCGAAACCATCTTTAAGAGTAACCCTTCTGGAAATATATTTTGCATTTATTGGGCCACCACTATTTCTCTCTTCTCCTGTACATTGTACCGCGGCATTGATAGACCCTGTACCTGAAACAGTAGCCATAGTAACAGTTGGATTCTGAGTATATCCAGAACCGGCTGTCTTTACTACAACATTTGAAACATATCCATTGGCAATGTATACCGTCATCTTAGTATTACTTGATGTTCCCTCATATGCGCCACCGGGTTGAAATCCACTAGTTGCATTAACTTGTGCGTTTGGATTTGCCCAAATTAAAACACCATTAGTAAATCCAGAAGTGGTATCGGCAGTATTACTTGATGTAGTTGAATTATTAGCATTCGTTTTAATAGTAACTGATGATACATTCTTTGAAGAATTACCATCTAGATAAGTAACGGCCGAAACGATTCCAACTATTCCACTAACCCCATTTGTTGCGCCCACCAAATCATCGTCATCAGTACCGACCATCACCGCCTCACCAACTTTAAACGCCCCAGGTTTAGTTGCACCATCAACCGTATATCCAGCATTAGCACTTGATATTGTGGTAGAATTGGAATTAACGTTCATTGTCATTTCAACATGAACATTCAAAGTTGCAGTATTGGTAGTTCCTCCACTTGTCAGGGTTGCAGTATATGCTGATGACATTACATTTGCATAACCAGATCCTCTGGTTGTTATTGAAATATCTGAATTCGAAAGCCCACCATCATCAACCAAATTCTCAACAGAAATTACATTCATTCGATCAATATCAATAACAGGCGATACATGAGAATTAGCTGATGTCATTTCAGCTCTAATTCTGAACGTTCCATTAGTACTATAAACTATTCTTTTTTGGTCTATTAATTCATAGTTTTGATCTGGACTAAACACAACATATTCTGCAGAGCCCTCAGTACCATCCGCTAATGCAAACGTACCATTAGATGCTGCATATTTCCATTGAATATTTGTATCACTAAATTCGACAGTAGATGTTCCAATCTTAATTTTATCAGCTAATACATTCGCAGTATTACCAGTAGCAGAATTTGCAGCAGAACTAAATTTTACAAAGTTAGTGTTTCCACCTGTTCCAATAGTAAAGTCGGCTCTCTGAGCATTAAACATCAAATACTTATCTGGATGCGCCTCCCAAATTCCCGCATTTTGTGGCTTATAAAAAGAACCAACAAATGAAGGTTTGGATATTTTGTTTGTAGTACCTGAAGAGTTTATCCCTTCTTCAGCTATGTGCAATTTATACGTTGTACTGTTTGTTGATATAACTATAGCATATTCATCTGGTGTCAAATAAACAGGAGATTCAAAGGTGAAAACCGTAGTAGTAGTTGTATTACTTGTTGCGGAATTTGCAGTAGTTGAAACTTGTACTTCATCTGGGTTCAATATAACTTCACTAAATGGAACTATTTTAGAAGCACTTGGAAATCCATTAACAATCGGTCTAATCTGTAATGTAACAGGAAGATGAACATCTTTTGCTGAAAAATATAGAGTAATATTTCTTAAGAATAATCCTTTTGGAAATGTACTAGGATCAACATGAAATGTTTGACACAATGGATTGATCCAATTTGTTTTTTCTGTTGATCTTGCAACTGTATCCGTGACAATAGCCTCATCATTAGGAAGTTCTCTGAGATTTTGAACTTCTCTTGTTGAAATCAATAATTGTTCACGGGTCTGTAAAAGTCCCTTAACTGCATACTTTGTTTCTGCTACCGTTACTGTCGATTCAACATTATTGAGAACACTATCTGTAATCCTAAGAAGTTTATCCCCTGATCTCCAAATACCATCATCTATAAACAATTCTCCGGCACATTGTCCAGTTGCATCAGTTTTCATGACACCATTGGTTATACCAAGTTCAAAATGTTCCACTGTTGCAATATTAGCAGATGCTTCACTAGTTACACCCGAAACCGTATTGGCCACAGTAAACACATGGGTCACGTCTCCAATATTAGCGGATGTAGGGAATATTTCACGTTGACCTTCTGGAAGAGCATTTGCTGAACCATATTGAGCAGAATCAGTAGAAGATATATTTCCAGTTAAATTTGAAATATATACTGTTGCAGTATTGGAAGTGGTATTGGAAGTAAGTAAAATTGTACCCCAATTATTTGCACCATCCTTAATTGTTTCTCCTACTTGAAACGTTCCGGAGGTTGCAATAAGACTTAATTTGCTCGCCGGTCTTACATTTGCGGATACATCTGTTTCTCCAAACCACACATAAACATTGGTTTGTGGTTGTAATCCTGTTGCTGCAAATTGTAATGTTTGGTTTCTTACGTATGGAACAACTGTTGTATCAATAACTTTATTGCCTACTGTTTTCATGACTGCTTCAGGAGCAGTATTGGCACTAATTCCACCCCGTGATTTAGAAGTTCCCATTTCTGCAGTACTTCTATTTGCCTTAAATGCCTTACCTACTTTTTCTACACTTTTTTGTGGTGATTCAGTTACTTGTTTACCTGTCCAATTTGTTCCCCAATCATCATACTCTGAACCAAAACCTGTTCTTCCACTATCTGGGCTTAATGCCCAATTATCATTTTGTCCTTCTAAATTTGTTGTAATGTCTGGACGTTTACCCTGAGAAAACCATGTATCTGATGAAGGATATGTTTTTAATTTACCCACAAAATTTATAATATTAAATGGATTAATAGCTACGGTATTACTTGAAAGTGGTTGTTGAACATAATTAATATCAGTATAAGGTAAAGTAATTAAGTCGCCAGTTTTCGTTACGTTATTACTATAGCCTAAATTATATGTAAACCTATGATTATCATAGTAAAATCCCGGCCTCATTTCTTTAGTAGCATATTCTACCGAAATATTATAATCATCATTCATCACATCACCTACTGAGTGACCACTAAAAGAATCAACCAACATACCACTTTTGAAAGCGGCACCTCTTGGATTGAACAATGAATCTGTGGCTTTTCCAGTAGTAAAATCTCTTGATGCAGTTTCTTTTTCTAAAATAGTCAAGGATGTATAATACTCTAATCTTTCAATTCTCTTTTCTAGTTTACCAATATCTCGCATAGTAAATCGTTTATTATCAATATACCGTGTAGTAATATCAGAAAGATTAAAAGTGTAAGCAGGAATGTTCAAGACATAAAGTGTCATTGAATCTTCATCATCCGGTGGAGCAATTGGATTAAGTGCAGGTTCACCTTTCAGGACTTTAAATTTTCTGTCTTTTGTCAATGTCATTTTATCGATTCTTGACAAATAATAACTAAAAGATGCCGTAATTGATCCGTCTGGATCTGGTGTAGGTATGCCCTCAATAGCTGCGGTATTGGCTCTCAAATCATTATCTGCGTTTTCTCTCCTTGGTCGCATATCAATACAATCACGCAAACTGAATGTTTCACCAGTACTTGGACTAGTAAAGTCAGGAATCACCGAATAACTAAATGTATTTGATCCACCATTATATGAACCTGCGGTTGGATATGAATCTACAGTATGATAACCTTCTCCACCATCCCATTGAAAATAATCCACCACAACCATAATCTTACCTTTAGGTCCTGATCGGCCAGGCTTTAGCTTTATGGAACTATGATCGTAAAAATTATCTTTTTGACCTGTGATAAAAGTGTAATTACTTGTTATATCATTTGTTGTGGAAGTCATCATAGTATTTGATACTTCAATAAATGGTTGTCCAGAATCAACAACTTTTACCAAATTAAATGCATCTGAAACAAAAAGAGTATCAGTTGAAGTTTGCGTTTGATTTGGTGTTGCGAAATAAAATTGTCCTGATGCTAACGTACTTTCTGGAGCAGCACCGCCAGTAACAACATGTGTAGTATTACCTGCGACCAATGATTTTGTTCTTGGTCCTGGCTCTTTCTTTACTGAGGAACTTTCTACCGTATAGATAACATCTGCAACAATAGCTGTATGAGTATTACAATATATGTCTACTGAAGTTCTAGTAGGATCTGAAGAACTGATTGTCACCGGCCTAATTTTTGTTCCGGCATCATTAACAGCTCCAAGATCTAAATAATCTCCTGTTTGTACTACTCTATACGATGAATTAGTACCAGTACTACCACCAGAAACGGCCGATGCAACAGCATTTACTAATGTCTGTGCCGAATTGGGTGTTTTAACAACTACAATAAAATTTTCTCTCGCATTGTCTGCAGAAAGGGTTCCTGCTGCAGGCATAAATCGATAGTTTGGATTGGATAATGTAATAGTTAATTTACCGCCCGCATCAGATGTAAGGGATTTTTCTACCTTTTTAAATGTATAACTGATAGTATTTCCTGTTGCCGCCGTTGCTTCGATTGGGCTTTGGGGTAAAGGATAAACTAAGGTGTTTAGATTTGTATTTTTTAGAACTGTATTACCAGAAGTAGAACTATTAAATTTTCCGGCGTCTGAGACATCAGCATATGAATTAACAGCAGGGGGTGCACCCAATGCAGCAACTGACATATTTTCTACATCTTTGATTTTAAAATCGATTTCATATGTAGTATTAGCGATAGATGCTTGAGTCAGTACGGAATTGGCTACAACAAAATGTCCAGTAGAATTGGAATAATAATCATCTATAATCTTAACATCACTGGTAGTATCAATACCACTTGTTGTATTGACTGTAATACTTGCGCCAGTATATGCCGCATTTACATAAGAAGTAGTAGCAGTAGCTAATTGAACTATTCTAGTATTTGCATTTGCTCCACCAACTGTTCCAGTATTATTATTTGAAGTATCAACATCCCACAGATATACTCTGTAATTGGAGTGGTTTGTGTCCGCGTATGCAGTATTTCCAGAACTCGCGTCAAAATCCATACTTCGAATTCTTGCTGTACCTACTTGAGTTGCTTGATATACAGTATTATTTGTTACATTAATTGATGCATATGGAACTGAATGAAGATGGACTATTTGAGATGAACCAATATCAATCAAACTTTTAACTGTATCAACTACAAGATAATTTCCTAATTCTGTACTAATAGAATAATCGACAATAGCTTCCGTATCTCTTCCTTTATCTACATCAAGATATTGTGTTGCAATACTTTCATATTCAAATCCTTTTACATATGCCTTACCAACATCCATTCCAGTAGAAATTTCAGATTCATTATAAATCTTATCCCCTGCTACTTCAGTAGAAAGGTTTGTCTGTATTGTTAATCTTGTATTATTTGCAATAGCAGTAATCTGAGATGTAGTGACATTAGATCCAAGAGAAATATAATCTCCCACATCTACCTCTGTCAAAAATAGAGTATTATTTCCATATACAGTAGTACCCGCAACACCAGCATTAGCCGTTGTCCCAGATATTCCTCTATGTGCTTTGAGATCTAAATTGAATGGAGTAATGGTATAATCACCTGATTCATCATATGTCCGTCTCGCAAGAGTTTTCCCAAATTCACCGTATGTTGGATATTTGACTTCTTCTTGTTTTTTGCCCGCGTTTACTTTTAATAGTTGAATGAAATTCTCAGAAGCAAGAGCGGCAACAGGATCAGCTGATGTGGTCGCTTTAGTTGTTAATACTAAACTAATTTTATACCTGTTAGATCCAGGTGCGGCAAAGTTATATGCACCTGAAGCTGGGTCAAGTAACGTAGAATCATCATCACTCGATTTTGTTGATTCTGTGATTGTTAATCCAACTCGACCAGTTGGAGTTTTAGAATATGCCTCAAAAACTACGGTATTTGCATTATTGAAACAAAAGAATCCCCCAACAAAGAATACACCAGAATCTATACTAATAACTGAACCATTCGCAACTGCATTTGCAATACCGGAAGCTCCGGTCGCACTAACAGTATTCGCGGTAATGGCGCCACCTTCTATCGTAATTGTTTCTCCGTCTGTAAATGTATCCGCCGATAAATAATGAAACATTAACGTGGGCTGAGTAGTAGAAGTAGCTGCCTGCGAAGCTACAACTTTTGCTCTTGCATTAGAAGTCGAACCAATAACAGTAGTTGCAACAAAGGAAGCAGTATTAATATTAACTGCATCTTTTTGGGTTTCTAGTTTAAGAGATTTAACTTCAGTATCTAAAGTTATTTCTCCGCCTATAACTCGGCTCCCATCCTTAAACATGTGCTGTCCGTATCTTTCAATTTGTTTTTGAAGTACGGTCTGTAATTGTGTTACTTCTCTTGCCTGAACTGCATACCCTGGTCTAAAAAGAATACGATAATATTCTTTAGATTCGTCATAGTCATCATAGTACGGCGTAACATTGAAATTTGTCGAAAGTGGCATATATAATTCCTAAATTAGTATTACTTTATATTTTTTGTAATGGTTCATTTTGCCCGAAGCGACCGAAGACATATTGCCCCTGTGCAACGAGTATTTTCTACAAAATTCTGCCATGTTATCTGTTTTCTCTTCGTGGCCATCGGGAAAAGTGACCAACCAATTTTTAGTATAAGATACCTGTCCTTTTTTCGTCTCACTCATCTTTCTTTTAGTCTCTTCCGAAAGAATAACACCTTTTCTTGGGGAAGGTCTTCCTAAGGCACGTTGCCTCATCTTCTCTTTTGTTTCATCTGAATGATGTTTTCCAAAAAGATGATGTTTGGTGCCGGCGAAAACACCTATCTTTTTTTCCGACATCTGTTTTTTACTCTCTTCTGTATGGTGTTTTCCATACATTGGATTATTGGCACCTGACCTATTTTTTCCTCGCCAATAATTATTTTCACTCATTTTCTTTTTCGTGTCATCGGTGTGATAAATAAGACCCGTACCACCCTCATTCATATTATATCCGGTATCATAACTGTCATATTTCTTAATATTTTCCGATTCGATCAATAATGCATGTTCTTTATTGTCGGCGGTCGTTATCATTTCTATGTCGAAGTTTTCTTTACCGTACTTCCGAATAGCATAATGTATTTTATACTTTCCGCCATTTTCACTACGGTAAATATGCTCATCAAATCTATATTTCATAGTGTTGGTAGTGATCCCAATATATGCTTTATTGTTTATCTTATTATTAATTTTGTAAATAGTAACTTTCATTTTATCTCCTAAGAATGTTTCAGTAGTTACTACTATTTATAATAAAATAGAACTCTGTAATCACTCAAAATTCTATGATAAGCTTCACATCTTCAATCTGATCATCTGCCCTTGTTACAGGTGAACGATTTTCAACATAAAGAATATCACCAGAAAATTTTTCAAAATCCCCACCCACAACTGCACTAGTATTTGCTGATGCACTACCGGCAGTGATAGTTTCGTTTGCTTGAAAAGATCCAACGATGCCATCATATCCGGCAGTAGTATTTGATCCCATTGTAACATCTACTAATCTGATAGTAGTATTACTCTTGAAGTCAACAATCTTACCGGTTGCTCCTGAAAGAGCTCCTGTTAATGTCGCATCTTCTGCATAAGCCGTACTGTTCCAAGATTGAACTGTTATAGTTACACATTGATCAATACTTGATGCTGTTGCAACATCACCATTAGCATACAATGGTTGTGATACCAATCCAATTTTACGGAAATCGTTGTTTGTAGTAAAGTTTCCGGATTCTCCATACTCTAATCGGCTATTAACCATTACAAAGAAACCACCAAGTTCTTCAACTGCGTCATCTCCGTGACCACCTCTTGGTCCGATAATGGGAGTAACCGCTGCAGCACTACCATGTGAAGAATTTGCAGTTATGGTTGCTACTGCATTACCATAATTGTTTCCTCCTGCAACCGATACGATATCACCAACAACACCTGAAGCTGTATTTGTGGCACGAACATTTGCTCCTTGTCCATCACCTGTAATAGTAACTTTAGGGCCAATGGAATATCCATCTCCGTCTGCAGCTATGTTAGCACTTGCAAGAGCCGGTGTCCATGTTACAACATCAGTCGAAGCAGCGTAAGCTGTAATTGTTCCACCCTTACCTGTAACTCCACTAGATCCCGCTTCCGAAATAAAGTAAATATCACTTCCAACAAGAGTGCTATCGGCTAGTCCAGTACCTACAATTTTAGCTGTAGTTGTAGTTTCTGTGTATCCAGATTGTACTACTCCTGTTTCAAATAGATAACCCGTACCACCAGCAGTTACGTGAGCAACTTCAATGGCTCCGTTACCTGATGTATTTGCTGCAATTTCAACATCATACTGAAAAGATGAATCAGTTGTATTTGCAATAGCACCATTTGATTTTCTTACACGTTGAGCAGGCATGTAACTTGGTGTTACAAACTTAAGAGCTCTTGCTGCCGAAATTTGATACATGTATTTCCACTTATATCCATCACCGGTAGCAAGAATAGCTGTTCCTGTACCAGTAGGTTTTGTAGTAGAAGCACCGTCTGTATTATTATTTGCGAGACATTTATAAACGTTATAATCTTCTGTCATTACATAAAACGTTTGATCAAATAATGCATTGTTTGCATGAGTATATGCAAAGTAATTTGTTCCGGATGTCCAATTATATCTTGGACATACGTGACTTACATCCGTAGATCCGATTTTCTTAGCCGCAATCATATCTCTCCAATGATTGTAGACAGTATTAGAAACGGAATCAGTAGGTGTAGGTGGGGCGGTATCATCCGACCACGCGGTTACTTTACCAATAAAAAGGTACATGTTAGTATTGAGTAACCCCGATGAGTCTGTAATAGCAGCTCCTGAAGTGGTAGACACCTCATCAAATGCTTCCACAAACTGTTTTGCGTTGTGAATTCGGAATTTATTGGTTACTATAGCAGGCATTTTGTTGTTCCTCCAAAAAAAACTTAATATGTTAATTAAAATTTGTCAGTCATCTATTGTTATATTTATCAGTTCACCGTTGTTATATTTATATGATTTATAAAAAGTATTTCTACTTACTGACGCCATATTACGGCATCAGTTCCACCCCAATGTTTTCTAGTTACTGTTAGGCTTGTATCACTAGCAATTGCCGCAATTCTAAATTCGCCGGGGTCAGTAAGTAGAATTTTACTTCCATCTTCTAGTTGAAGATCATCAGTTTCCCATTCTAGGGTTTCTAGTTCAAGAATACTGCTGTCATCTTCTTGACCAAGCCTTGTTCCCACATCAGATTCACCAGCATTAGATTCACTAGTTACAAAATAAAAACCAGTATCCCAATCTGAATATGTTCCTATCACGCCAGGATGTGTAATGTGCTCACCAAGAACAGCATCTTCGTTAGTTAAAAACCAATGAAAATCTTCATAGGGTACAAGTCCTAATACTTCTGTTGTAAGAGCTACATTTTGAACATCAGAGATGGTAATGTCTTCATGTCGTATTCTTTCATCAGTTTCAAGTGTTATACCCCCACCCGATTCTTCAGTTAAAATATTTTCATCTACTGTCTGAAAAATCTCCCCCACCCTAACTTGTGAAGTAAATGTAGTATTGGTTCCGGTTACAGTAGTTGAATTATGTGGTATTGCAATTTGGCCTTGCAATCTCGTTAATACTCTACTATATTGATAGGTTGGAAGAACTTTCCATGATTGGTGTATAAGGTATTCGCCCGGTGATGTTCTAGAAAATTCCGTTAACATTTGATTACCGGTCGAAGATGCTGTATCAGTAGAACCATCTTCTTCAAGAATATTATTGCCTGCAGCCTGGTCTTCTAATCCAAAAAATTCAGAATAGGCTTCACCTGAATTCATAAGATCTGTTCCAGCAAATGGGCCGTCTTCAAACAATATATGATTTGTAACTAATACATCATCTTCTGCAAGTAAAAATCCCACCTCATTGTCCAAAGACATTCGATCATGAGTAAAACCAATATCGGTTGTTGGAGAATTCCATTGCGATGTATAATGAGGTCTAAAAACTTGCATACCAAAAGTCGATAAACCAACAGTATCCTCTTTATAATTATTGATTACAGCATTGGCAAAATGGCCGGTAATTGTTCTTACGGTAGCGGCGGGCTGACCATAAGGAATTATTGTTTTACTCCCTGGGCGATCACTCAATTCCATAGAAGATAATTCTAAAATAGAACGAGTTCCATCTTCATATATTAAATGTGTAAGGCCATCTTCTGTTAAGAAGTGCCATCCCATTGTGTCATAAAGATCAAATTCTACAGTTGATGCAAATGAACTATTGTAATCTGACTCTTCCCTTATATGGGAAACTCTTTCACCGACAGATATTTCTTCATTGGTGATTAAATATCCATCTTCAGTTACAATATTTCCTAATCCTGAAAGAAATGAAAGATGTTGCATAGTTGGCGCAAAAGCACCATCCGTAATTCCAAAACGTTCAGTAATTAATCTACTTGCGGGTATTCCTTCACCTGAATCCGCATCATCACACACCAAATTATCAAGACCATCTTCAGTCAAAAATCCCTGTCTCATCGAATCAAGAAGAGAAAATGTCACATGAGTATCTACAATTGGAATACTTTCATATTGATGATCCGGTCCTTCTGAATCTTCTTCAAGTGAAATATATCTTGCAGGACCAGTACCTACCGACCCAGATGCCTCATCAAGAAGATATCCAGAATCACTCATTCCTAAATCACCAGTTGTATAATCTTCAAGAAGGAGATCACTATTAAAACTCATATTAATAGATACAGTTCCTGTTTCAGCTATTGGAAATTGTAATTTTGGATAAAGATAAGATCCGCCTAGCTCTAGAAGAACATCGTCTCCTGCCTCATCAAGAATGCCACCATTGAATGGATTATTCCAATTTGCGCTATTTGATAACCAAACATTTGCAAGTAATTTAGTTTCTACTTTAAGATATTCAACAGACCCCTCATATATAAATGACTCAGCTTGTTCTGTTAAAATATTGTCTCCTGCATCAGCAGAGCCATCTGAACTATCCATAACAATATAGAAATATGGATCAGCCGTTACACTCGCACCCGGATCACCTCTTTGGACAGTAACCGTATAAGTATTTGTAGTGGGTATTGTTTGAATAACATATTTTCCGTCCCAATAATCCGTTTCATTGAGTGTTTGTGGGTATCCCGCAATCTGAATTGTATCACCTGCTGCCAAACCATGTAAAGTATCTGTAACAGTAAACGTTGTAGAATTAGTACGGGCTACTGTAACATCTCTAAAATTTTCCTCTAAAAGATTATTATCATCACGAACTTCTAATCTAGCATCCATCGCTTGCCAAGGATGATCAGCAGTAAAAATTTCTAATTCATTTTGTGTGTTGGATGATTGATATTGAAGGTTAGCATAAGAATTAATAGTAACTTCAAGCGTATGATTTTTTCTTGTATCAGTAGGTGTAAGGGAATCAACATTACCACTTTGGCCATCATCGAACATTCTAGCGGAAACTTTATTACGAATAGCCAATTCACCAAACATCACCATACCAGATGGATGTGTTATTCTCTTTACATCATTTCGGAAAATGTTAACATCAAAATCTGTTTTTAGAACATAAGAAAAATCTTGATAATATTTTCCATCTTGAATTTTTGGTACACCACTAAGTAGTCCTTGTGTTCCTGTATAATAACCCGCGTATTCCCCATAAGCACCAAGATTTGCAGTAAAAGATGCATCTTGATTTCCACCAGCTGCAGAAATGGTTGGTGCAGAAGTATATCCTGCTCCAAAATTATAAACTTCAACCGTTTTAATTGATCCAGTTGCAATAGACAAAACCGCGATTGTAGCATTATTACCTTTCGGTGAGGTATCCATTGTAATGGCATTAGATGTGGTGAGCCATGCGGACGCGACCGGTGTTGCTATATGACTGCCTGTTGGTGAAGTTACTGAGGTATCTTCTGGTAAGGTATAGGTATAAGTACTATTATTCGCAATGGTAATTGAATATACACCATTAAAAATTTTGGTTCCCGATCCAGAAATCTTAACCTTATCACCTGTATTCAAATAATGACCAGATTCTGTTGCAGTAACCGTCCTATTTCCTGTGCCACCTGCTGAAACTGTAATGGCACGACCTTCTCCCCATGTTACAGCGGGGTTATAACTGATTGAATATGCTTGTGCTGAACCTACAGTTTTAGAATCTTCTACTGTGAATGATGTGGCATTAGTATATCCTGTAATTAGTGAAGTTGTATCATCCGCATAGGTAATAGTTCCACGAACAAGATCATTTGGAAATGTAGTACCTATTCCTGTAATCGTAGTTCCTGATTGAGTAATAGTGTTTATGGTGTATGTAGAAGCCACATTACTATATGCAGTAACACGATCACCTGTTGTGTCCTCTGACCAAATTCTCCCCTCTGTTGAAGAATTGGGGGTATTCGTTGTACCATCTTCGCGAAGTATAACATCGCCTAGAAGTGAATCGGTTGTTCCATTTTCTTGTGATAAAAATTCAACACTAGTTTCTACTAAAATTTTATTATATACAGATACACCAACGGTATCATCTTCAAACAGAATTTTTTCTGGAGTATTATCGAGATCACGGCTTTCCAACAACAAGAATTCTTCAACTGCACCAAAATCTTCAGCCGTAAGCATATGTACTCTAAATACAGAATTACCGGTAGCAATCGCAGGCTTCCCTTTTCTAGATATAGCTTGATCTATAAAATCTAAAGTTATTCCTCTGGCAGTAAAATCATCATTATAAAGAAACGCATTTCTTGTAAAATTATTTGCAATAGCACCGTATGTCAGATCATATGTCTCGGCAGAAGTTACCAATCTTTCCGTAGACATTATAAGTGATGTAGTATTAGTAACAGTTACAATAGTATCAGTAAATCCATTTGCATACGTAATTTTATTCAATCCAGAATTTGCGTCTGGAAATGCGCCGCCAGTTAGAGTAATTACACTACCACTTTGAGTAATTGTTCCTGTATCATATGAATATAGATTTACATTGATAAGAGTACTAGTAACACCGAGAACATCTCTTGCATTCTGATAAATCTGTATATGATTATTAGAAATGGTAACGGCTGGGGTTGTAGCATATTCTGAGCCAACAGTTGTCATACTAATCGTATCAATGGCTCCTATATTTACCGTAGTCATGCTAAATCCACCAGTAGTATCTTGTACTAAATCTGCGGGATACAGAGGACCTTGTCCGTCAACAGTAGTATATGATGTAGCGGTTACACTTGCGGGGGTATTACCTATATCAAAAGTAACACCGGTATGAGTTATATGGGAATCGTGAGAATTTGAAGATTTTGCTGCCCATGCCTTGGTTTTATTAACATCATATACTATAATTGAATCATTATTAGAGAAATTATTTGAACTAAAAGTACTTAAATCTTCATCATGCTTATAAGAACCTATTGCATATAAAATTTGTGTACTATTGGCACCAATAATTGTGCCCCAATAAGTATTACTTTTATAGTAAATGTCCCAATCTTGAGCACTACCAATTGTATGAGAATCTTTAACTGTTAGAGTTGTGGTATTTGTAAAGTTAGTAATAATAGTATTGTTACCATTTGCATAAGTAAGTTTACCACCAACAATATAAATCATCAAAGCATCAGTTATTCCAGTTGCAAAAGTAACAGTAGTTCCAGATTGAGTTAGTTGTCCAGCATCAGTTTCATCTATTGATGTTTGTTTGGAAATTCTATCACCGGGCGCTAAATGCGAGTTTGCAAAATTAGCTGTAGAATCTAAATATTTGGCTGTACTTGATTTAATTCCTGCAGTAAATATTAGGGAAGAATTACCATATAAATGAGAATTAGAAGTAGATGATACAAGAACAGTTGCAGCGCCTATTGTCTGTTCTGCATAATCATCAATAATTTCTGAATTTACCAGGGCCTCACCTGTTTTAATAATCGTACCAACTTTTGCGGCGGCACCAGTTCCACCAGTTCCCTCATCAATAAAACCAACAGGATCATTTATTTGATATCCATCGCCTGCATCCACAAGAGTAACGGTTTGAATAACATTATTTTGAGTTGAAGCCACCCTCGCGCGGGCATCTGCACCACCACCACCTTCAATTGTAATTTCATCACCCACAACATAATCTGATCCACCGGCATTTACAGTAATGCTAACGGACGTACCTAATGTATACCCGATTGCAATATCA